GGTCTAGGTATTGAGGCGCGGCCTCGGCCATGGAGCGGAATTCATCGCCCTGCAACACTCCAGACGCAAGCGCTTGTGAGAATTGCTGCATGACGGCAGAGGCTTCTTGCGCAGATGCGCCACCGACCACAAGAGCCTTGGCAATCGTATCTGTGATTCCGAGTAGGTCCTCTTGCGTGGAAATGTAGTCCTTTGCCGCGTTACCGACTCTTGTGTAAAGTCCGGCGTATGCCTCAATCGCCATACCCGTTGCGCTGGCCCTGCGGCCAACTTCATCGAATGCCTCACCAACATCGCCAATGGTTTGCGGAAGCATCCCGATGCGTGAACTGATATTCTGCATGCTATCGGCAATGGCAATGGCTGACTTGGCCCATGCTGCGCCAGCAAGCGAAGCGCCAACGCCCATTAGCGCCTGCGCCGCATACTCAGCCTGCTTCTTGATCCGGTCTATGCCCGCTTCGGCCTTGCGCATGCCGGAATCGTCTACGCTAAACCCCAGCTTGGTAATCAGTTCCCGGACAATCATTTGTTATCAAGCCTTTCATACACCGCTGCCTCGATGTCAGACTGCATATCCAACAAGGCATTGATCACCAGCAAATCGTCAACGGATGCCGTGCCGTTTTTTACTTCTGTCAGTGTGACCGTCTTTGCGATAATCGGCCTCCAAATCCAGAATTCCGCGCTTACTTCGTCTTTGAGCTGACCGGGGATTTTTGCGTTTTCGGCGCGTCGATTAGATTGCCAAATCTCCCGGCCAGCCCCTGAAAAAAAGGCGCAAACTGAAAACGGGCTACCAGGAAAACAAGCTCATAGAAATCAAACAAAGTATCGACCGTGAAGCACTGGTCAATATCTGTTTCACCTTTGATAAACTTTTTGTTTTCAATACAGTACACGCGGGAAGCCGCGAACATCGGCAGCACAATTTCATCAATTACGCTTTCGTCAATGTTTGCTGCAATGACCCCTGCGGCCTCTTTAACGTCCACATCGCCAATATTCTTTGTGCCGCCAGCCATCGCGCCGAAGATCGGAACAATGACCTTTTGCAAACGCAGCAAGAGCTTGTTTGCCTGAAACGCATTCATGGCGCAGCAAGTAAACTCACGGCCACCTACTATAAATGTCTCTTGCTTCATGTGTTAATTCGGGGCCGAAGCCCCGTTCCTTTGTTATTGCCCGCCGCCGTGGAAGATACGCAAGTCTGCCGCACTGAATACCCATGTGCGTTCGCTCACTTCTTTGCCGAAGATGGCTTCAGGGATGGTCTTAATCCAGCACTGCGTAGCTGCGGCCAGAGAACGGCCAGAGCCGTCAACAATCGAGATTGGCACTACGGCCAAGCCGTCGTTTGTCAGATCGTCGGTTGCAAGCAAGGTTGAAAGCAGATCATTGGCTGTGCTGGTTTGCAAGAGCTTGAATTCAAACTCGCCCATCTTGTTAGCGTTTCTGGCGCGTGCCACGCCGCCGTCAGTGCCGACGCGGGTGAAGTACATATCCTCGTCGCGCCGCGCAACAATCGAGTCGCCGTCAGAAAAACCGCTCACAATGACACCGCCAACGGTGACGATCACCTGCGCCGGGTCATAAGAGCCTGTAAGTGTTGCTGTCATATTTTCCCCTTAATTACAGTTCGTAGGCCAGTGCGCCGTTAATCTCTACCATATGAATTGCGCCAGCAATGCGGGCCACAAAGCCCAATTCCAGAACACGCGAAGCCTTGATATTTGGCGCAATCTCAACAGATCGCGGATAAGTGATTACAAAGCCCGGCACAGAATCACCATTTGAATCCAACTCATCCGGCGCAATGCCACCAGCCGTTTGACCCTCTTGCAGTGACTTGCGTAGATTGTTCACGCACAGCGCAATGCCCGCATCGGTATACGGCACCTTGTCGCGATTGATCATCATCTGCGCCATGTTGGTTTGGATGGTGTCTTTCAGCCAGTCGCGGAAGCGAATCACATCAATCCATTCACCGGAAGCCACCTTGCCCGGAGCGGTAAGCGCAATCTGTGTCTGGTAAAACTCAAAAGTGTTGCCGCCCTTGTTCGTGATCGTCTGCTTCTGCGTAGCGGTCAGATTGGAAGGCGTAACGCTGGCAAGCTGCTTCAGTGCCCACGTTTCAGCGCCAGGCTTGATCGTGAACACGCGGCCAGCCCACGCCGCATCCGGGTATTCAGTGGCCGCATTGGTGTGGTACAGCACAGCCGTGCGGTAGTAGCGCGAATCGCTAAGAACGCTAATCAGATCGGTAGTAACGCCAGCATTCAGTACGTCGGCTTCTGCCGTGGCCGTAATGAACAGCTTGTCGTTAGCTTCTACCCACTCCGCAGCATCCAATTGAGTCTGCTTCACACGCTCAACCATTACCAGGCCATACCAGCTATTGTCTTCATCGGCAATGGCGGTAAGATCGTCGGCAGTGGCCGTAGCAGCAGCCAGCGGGCTGATAGCGCCCCAGGACAGGCCATTGAGCAGCTCAATTGCGCCAGCAGCGCCAATCCATGCCACCTCAACAGTATCGCCTACTGCTGTTGCTGTGATTTCTTCGTCGGCGTCGCTGGTAATCGCCAGCGCAAGGCCGGTTGCAATCTCTGCGGCTGTGGGTGTTGCGTCTGCCGTGTAACTGTAGGTATTGGTTACTGCTCCGGTCACTTTCAGCGAGTAAGTGCCGGAAGCGATCAAGCTTGCCACGTTAATCACGCCGGTCAGCACGGCACGACGGCCAACCTTAACCTGCCGTGGGCGCGGAATCTGGCCGAAGCAATCAGAAAGCGCGGTCAGCACATTGGGCGGCAGATCATCCTCTGCGGCGGCTGCGTAGCTGGTGTAGACCCGCACCCGCTCCGGGAAGGTCATGAGCGGCGCAACAATCATCGGAGTGCCGAAATCGCCGCGCACCACGCCAGTTGTTTGCAGCGCAATTTGTACGCTTACGATATCGTCAAGTGTTGCCATAAAGTTTTCTCCTAATAGCAGAAATTATAATGTTGCGACTATGGTTTCCGCAAGTCCTGTATTGGTTTGCGTCATGTCTGCGCCTTGATTGGTCACATATTCGGCATCAATGCCTACTTGATCAATGCCACCCGTAGTATCCAGCAACGATGCGCCGAATCTGATAATGATGTCCAGTGCTGCGCGAGGCTCAAATGCGTCATCGTCCAGCAAATAAGGAATTGCGGCAATTTCTCCAATATTGGCAATTGCAATTTTCTGCACCTGCCAAGCCTCATTTGCAGTAGTCTTTGCCAGATTATCGCGCAGATCAATCATTTTGATATCCGAATCTGCGCCCACTCTTTGCAATTGCAACGTGGCCTCACGCACACCCAGCACGGTTTGCTGATAAGACACATTCACACCTTGGCTGTAATACTCGCTCCCGATCTTGCGAATGGATGCAGGGCGCATTGTCCAGTACGGCAATGATGGCCTCGGTGCATTCTGGTCAGCGAAGATCAGCGTTTCCGATCCGATCTGCGCCTTGATGAGCGCATATAGCTTGCCTTTAATGGTATTCATTTAAGCTTCTTTGCCCATTTCTCGCCCTTTTTGCGGGCTGTGGCTATATTGATAGCCTGCACATGCGCAACTGCCTTTTCGCGGGCTGCTGGGCCTGTATAGCACTTGCCGCCTTCGCTGGCCTTGAATCCGGATTGGCCGTTGATTGTGCAGGAAACAACCTTAACCGGCATCATCACTCCCACAGATATTTAATCACGCGGATATACCACCCGTTCACGCGCACGGTACAGGCTCCGTCGCTGTAAATCTGGTATTCAGCAGGGTAATTTTTGATGTCGTTGCTTCCGACATAAAACGGGATATTCAGCACCATTTGATGTGCTGCGGCTGACTTGAATGTTGATTCTGTTGTTGGCAAATAGAAGGCACTGGCCGAGCCGATGCCAAATGACAGACGAGACTTAACCATCTGACTAGGGCCGCTTGTCGTAACCTCAATGTCTGAGCGAAATTCAACCATTGTCTTTACCGGCAATTCGGAAAACGCAAATTGGTTGGTTGTCGAATTCCAGACGGTTGTAATTCCTGCCGGTAGTGAATCATTGAACGTGAATGGTCCCAGCTTGTCATTTGTCAGCTTAGTCCATGTGTCCGATGAAACAGAAATAGGCGTAACGCCAGTGGCCGCGTCATTGTAATCAACGAATCCGACCTGTTGCTGCAATGCTTCAATTTCTGTTTTTGCGCTGGTGAAGTTGTTGCGCACGCCGGATGTCGTGGCATTGCCCAATGGCGGAATGCTGGTGTCGATATTGCTAGACATTTATGGCCTTTTCAATGTTCCGTTTGTCCAATCCGTTGTGGAACTGACTTTGAATATTTTAATACCGATGTATTTGTAATGACTAATAACGCCGGACTGATTATCAAATGCGCTCACCAGTTCGTAGCCATATCCGCCATGCACAATAATATCAGGCTGAATGTTTTCGCCGTCTGCCGTGGTTTTCAACTTCACCGACGAATAGAATTTCTTGGCTTCGGACAAGTGCCTTCCTTCGGGCAGCGATTCCATTTCCTGCCCGGAGTTTAGCGGCTGTGCTGACATCTGCACGGATGAAACACTGCGCGTACCGCCAGACCATACGCCATTGGTGTATGTGCCTGTGGTTTCATGCAATACGGAAAGCGGCTTGCGGAATGTGCTCATTTGTTTCGCAATTCGATCTGTACTGCGTTGACCATTGCGCCGGTATCCACCAATGTTTTACTGGAGCCTTTTTTGCGCGCAACGGTTTTCGGTGAGAGTGGAGGCGGAATATTGCGCCCGGTAATCGTTTTTTTAATCCGCGTGACGTGCTTCTGGCCGATGATGGTTAATGCAACATTTGCGGTTGCCTTACCTGTCACCAGCGCATCAATCTGGCGCTCAAAATCCGCATCAATCTCTGCGCGACCCTCATCAAACGAGATTGCCATGAACGGGCGCGATGGTATATTCTTTGTGCCGTATTCGTTGTAAGTGGCGTATTCCGCGATGCTCACACCATCGTTATCCGCTCCAGACAGAATGCCAACTGCCACAATCTGGCCTTGCGCCTTTTCAACTTCGCGCTTGATGGCTTGCCAGCCACGATCAATATCTTGGACCGTCATATGACCCGCGTCATGATGTTCACGCCGAAGCATGGCCGCGTCAGGTCGATATATTGCTGGCCGTATGACGTGGAGCCAAGCAACGTATCGCCGCCTTTGATCGTTGCGTAGGTGCGTGACAGATCGCCTTCACGCTCGGATACGATAGCGCCACCGCCAACAGACCCACCTTCCGATAGCGCCAGCAAATGCGCAGCATAGAGAGCCTGGGCCATCGCCGCCCGATCATCCGTGAAGCATGTTTCTGCCGCCTGTAGATCGGCCATTGCCAGCCACTTATTCACAGTGGCATCAATCGTGGCCGCGTATTCTGGCGCAAGCAGTCGGAAATATTCAAGTGCTGTCATTCAGTTGGCCCCACCAGTTGCAGCCCCATTCTATCCAGCGTAGTAAATGGATCGCCATCGGTCACAGTTACCACAGCAAGCAATGCCTGTATTGCCTCAACAGGCGCACCGGGCAAAGCTTCTGCTGCCTTGGCCGCATCGCCTGGTATGCGATGCGCATCGGCATCATCCATGGCCGGTACGTCGAGTGGCAGCATGTCTGCAAACTGCGGCCAGATCAGACCTGCGGATATGTAATGCGTGGCAGGCTCTGCGCCATCAGCTGACAACGGAGCCGTGAACATGCCATCACCTCCGGGAATGCCTGCGCACATCTGCCGCGCCTGCTCAACTACTGCTGCTGGCACGATGATGTTGCGGTGTATCCACTGTGTCATTTCTGTTGTTTCCACAAATCTTGTGCCGTGATTGTGTCTCGTCCTGCTGCGAGAACGGACTCCCACAGCGCATATAGCGAATCATCATGCATATCAATCGCAGCTTGCGCGACTTGTTCAGTTTCATAGACACCCGGCAACCATGTACCGCCGTCTGATATAACAAAAGTACCTTCTGGTAGTTTGTAAATCATGTTGTATAAGCCTTGGTCTTGCCGTTGATATACCGCTCCACGCTGGCAATCTGCGAATCCGTAGATGCAGCGCCGCGAATGATTAGCGAGTACAAATGGCCGTTGAATGGCACCGAAGTGCCAGCGCGTCTGCCGATGTAGAGCGGGTAGTTGCCGTAGTTGCCTGTGCCTTGGTCTGTTGTGCTGGATGCGGCTTGGGTTCCGTTGACACGCAGGATTGCGGAGTCGCCGGAGATGTTCCCTTGCGCGGATAAAATGCTTGTAACTGGAGCCGCATGTGACGACGCCGTATGTGTGTCGGCTGTCAATGTTCCACGCGAGTACCAATCGTAGCGAGGCAAACCATTAACTGCTGGCGCAGCAAACAGGAATGCGCCGTTATTTGACGAGTAAATTGCAGACAGTTCCGCTAAACACGCCGTCGCAGCATCACTCAACTTCCGCACACCCGCCGCCACCATCACCTTGTCCGTGGCGGTGAAGTCGATGCTGTTTGTGACAAGGAAATCGTCTACGCCGTCGAAGCGCAGATGGATTTGATACGCCGACACATCGTAATCAGTTGCGGTTGTGACGCGCTGATAACCTGTTGGTGTAGCCATTACGTGGACTCCTTATATCGCCATGCGTTGTCCATTCGTCTTGGCGGCGTTGTTATCGCAGCCATAACGCAAGCACCATTCTGAATGCGTGATTTAATGGTTTGCAGGTTGGCGCTGTTCAGTCTGCACAGTTCAGCCAGAGACATCCGCTTATCAGAGCAAACGATTTCGTGCTTTGCCTCTTTGATGCTCAGCCCGCGATCAAGGTAATGCCGCAACTTTGCCTGATGCACTCCAAATTCAGCCGCCAATTCTTTAATGCGCTGAAACCGGCCATCATGCTCATACAGTCGTTCGCGGGCCTCGTCGCCCATTGCAATGGCTTCCTGCGGCGTTTTGCCAAGAGACAGGACACGGGAAAGCAGTAGTCTGTACGGAAACCCTTCTTTCTCGGCTATATCCGACAGGCACAGCATTTCGCCATTCCACTCATACTTCTTGCGCCAACTGCGCTGAGCCTTGCTGAAGTTTTCGCGAGTTGCTTCTGTGTGCTTTACGCCAACGCAGCTTCCCGCCATCTTGCAGGTGTTGAACGCCGGACTCAGCGCGTCAAGGAAAATCTGCTCATACATCAGCACATGCGACTTGTCGCACACCACCAGCACTTCAAATGCAAACGCTTCTGCGCCATATTTGCGCCAAGAATGCTGCATGTACTTGGAGTCGTGCGAACCGCGTTTCAACTGAAACTTGTGGTGTTTCCATCGGCGCTTGAAGTTGTGTGCGCTGCCGATATAGATGTTGCCAGTTGGTTTACAAGTAATCCGGTAAACGCCAGACATGTTAGAAAAATTACTCATTGGCAATCTCCAACTGCGCCTTGCTCACGGTTCCGCTGACGGTTACGGTTAATGTTCCAGCCGTCGGTGTGAACTCCAGATAGACGCGATTGTCAGCGCCATTACCAACCAACGGCCCGGCGGTTGATGTACCAGTCAGCGTAATCGTGCCAGTACCCCAGAAAGAAAGCACATACGGCAGCGCCTTGGTGGTTACTGTTTGAGTCGCCAGCGTTTCTGTGCCGACGAGCCAGTTCTTGCGCGCACTCAGCACCGGCCTACTCGCGGATGTCGATTGGAAGGCGTGGTTGCCGTAAACTACCTTAATCGAAAGGTTTGTAATGGTTCCTGAGAACGCGCTTCCTCTTATGTAAACAGCACGATTAATTAGGGCGGGACTATAATCAAAGCACCTGAATGAAAATGTGCCATTCGCAGAAACTGTTGCGCTGTCTTGCACCCCATCTGATACGGAAAAGGAAAAGTTCCCACCAGTATAGTCCCTGACTACGCCAGATATTTCATAGTACCCATTGGAAATAGGCTGAAGCTCCGCGTAGATCAATCCAGTGGCCGCTGCGCCTGTTGCGCTGCTGCTAGTGAGTGTCCATGACCCGCCAATAACATACCACGAAGAAAACCCATTCGTCACCAGCTCCGGCCCCAACACCAACCCCTTGCTCTTATCCAGCACCAACCCCACAGGCTGCTCGACTGCTGTCACTGGCGTTGTGCCGGATGCGTCTTGGAACAGCGTGGCCGTGTCGATTGCGGTGAGTTCGCGGATGGAGATGTTGTCGAAGAAACAATCTGCCGCACTAGCCAGACGTAAATAGACAGTCGAACTGGCGCTGTTGGCTACGAAACTAAAAGAAACGTTAGTGCCGCCTGATCCTGTAATGACAGCACTCTCCGCTAGAATGCTCCCTGCGTAAGTTGCACCGTCTGACGCGCGAACCCTCGCGTCCCCAGCAGTAAGTCCTTCAACCCTTCCAGTGACGGAATAACGCCTACCAATCACAGTTGTAATAACTTGCCACGCGCCGCCAGTGGTTGTTGCTGAAACCTTCAACCTTTGGCTGTCCACACTCAAAGTCGAGTTAAGCGCGTTCCAGCCAGTGGTGTTCGTATCAAACGTACCATTCGTCACCAACTCAGGCCCAAGGTTGCCCATGTATCGCTCGATGTCACTCGGGTCGTACCAGACACCTTGCTCGCCGGAGCGGAATAGCGCATTCACTCTAGCCGCAAGCGCCGTCGGCTGGCGGTATGCAAAACTCGGAATAGACAGGCCGAGCATTAGCTCATCCCCACGATGCCGGTTGCTGTGGTTCCTGTTGCGCGAATGCGCTTTGCGCGGATGGGCAGCACTGCGCCATCCTGCACGGTAAGCGATACGGCTGCGGTATCGTCAGCGGCGATAATCGAGATTGTGCCGCCAGTGCCGATATAAACGGCCTTGGTCACATAGGCCAGATCATTTGTGTCATGCGGAGTGATCGCAACAAGGCGGCGTGCTTGGAAATCTGGAGCATCTGCAAGATTTTTAAAATGATCGGCCATGATTTTTTATTTCTGTGAAAGAGTAATTATTCAGCTTCGCGTCTGGTGTATTGACGGCGCGGCTTTTCTTCGGCCTCAATTGGCTTATCTTCCGCCAGATCGTTGCGATTAATCGCGTTTGCGTATTCGTCTGAAACGTATTTTGTTTCACCTGGCGCAATCAATACGTCACCGACCCAGTGCGGGCGGGCGGAAATGTTTTTCAGCTTCATGTTGAACTCCTAAAAGTGGGGCCGAAGCCCCACACTCAATCACACGCCATCGCAAAATGCCATCGAAAGGGGGTATTCGATGATAACCCCACCAAAGCGCGATTCTACCGGAACTTCAAATTCCAGTCCTTTCTGCTGCGGCGAGTACATCTTCATCATCATCGGAATCTCGATAGCCCAGTTATCGCGGCTATTCTCGATTGCGTACATGCGGTCAGCACCAGAAGCGCCAGCGCCGTCCAGTTCCACCACTTGACGGAAGGTAACGCCCGGATGCACCTGCTGCAAGAATTGCAGGATGGTGGTATCGCTGGCCGTGCTGTTTTGTGTGGTCGCAATAAGCGCATATTGCTCGACCGGCATCCAGACTTCGGTTGCGCGATGCACACCCTTGGACTGGCTGATGATCTTGTTGATCAGCGAATTGACATCCCGCACGATCTTGTCGGCGGTCTTGCTGGCAAAGGTCTTGGCGGAGCCAGTACCGTCAGCGGCCAGAGTGACTTCCGGCACGTTGGAGTTGCTGATCAGACCAGGCAGGCCGTGATCTGCGTCGCCAGTGAATGCCAGCGCATTGATTTTTTCCTGATGGGCGCGGGTAGCGGCCATGGCTTTGCGGGCAGGGAGATTCACACCAGCAAAGATTGCCGAGCGGATTTCCTGCGTGTTGTAGCCGAAGGCGTTACCAATGGAGCGGATGTTAGATGTAAACTCTTTGCCGGTCACATCTGCACGCGGCAGGTCGTTTGCGTAGTTCGCAATGACCTTTGCCATACCCACGGTGTCGTACTGACGGTATGTGATCGTGGTTGCGCCTTCTGGCACATCGGTCGATACCGGCATCAGTTGCAGCGCGTTCAGATTGGCGCGCTTGACGTCGTAAGTCTGCGCCTTGATCGCCTCAAGCTGGCGGGCAAAGAACATGCTCTCGTTAGCGTCAAACCGGCCAGAGGCCTCGATTGCGCGCAGA